AGGAACGAAATGTTTAAAACAGCCAATGAGTTTTCTCTATACATCGAGCAGATTGTTCGAGATAAAAAGATGACTTATATGGATGCTGTGCTCGAATATTGTAAAGAAAATTACTTGGAGCCAGAAGATGTTTCTAAACTTATTAACAAGTCACTCAAAGATAAAATCGAAATGAACTTTCGAGAATTAAACTACCTACCTAAACAAGCACAATTGGATATCTAAAATGTTAGAATGTATGATTATCGGCGATAGTATCGCAGTAGGAACATCGTATGCTAGACCAGAATGTGTTTCTTATGCCAAAGGCGGATGGAATTCATGGCAGTGGAACAAAGACTATTTGGCTAAAGCATCGGAAAAACCAGCAAAGACTTTGATTATCTCTCTTGGTGCAAACGACCATGCAGGTGTGAAGACTGATGCTGAACTAAGAAAGATGAGGTCAGCTGTAAAAGCTGATCGAGTTTTCTGGATTGGTTTGGGAACAGACCGCAAACAAAAACAAATGGCACTCATTGAAAAGATTGCAGCTGAATATGGTGACATTATTATTCCAAGACCTGAGGCACATATGAGTCCAGATAAGATTCATCCAACAGGTAAGGGTTACAAAGTAATAGCTAATCAGACAAGATAATGGATGGATACAAAGCATATCGTTATTACCTAGCTATTAAGTTACACTTCACGACTGACAAATTTGATGTTTTTCAAAACAGAGGAAATGTTAAGGGCACTCGTGAAGCATTTAACGCTAGGAATGACAGATACATATTTGAGAAGTTAGCACAGAAGCATTCTGACGATAAAGAGATTATTCAGTTCTTTGTTTCCAATTTTGCATATGGAAATGATACTGCAATCTATGCTGGTCAGGAAGCAGAAGATAACTTTATGCAATGGAACAAACGAAAGCAAAGTATTACAAAGATCTTTGTAGATGACTTGGCGACTCTACTCACACACATAGAAACAAACCGATTAAAACACTCTGCAATATTTGAGTTTACCGAAAACGAATATCCTGTAGCATTAAAGATGTTTGTTGGTGGTAAAATTTCAATAGAAACTTTGAGAATCATAGATGACTTCACAGACATCCTTGAAAAATGGAATCAGAATCTATCTGTAAAATACATCTGGGATAATGAGATGCGTAGAATTAAAAAGTTGACTGGATTCGTAAAATACGATAAGATTAAGATAGAGAAAATCTTTAGTGCCTTCAAAGAAGAACTTGCAGAATAAATCATGGGTAAGACTTATAAGAAACAACCTCATCGTTACGATGATGAGAATGCCAGTGGGCGATCTGGAAAACATGCCAATCACTCTAACAATAAAAAGAGTGGTGGTATGAAAACGCTAAATAGTTATGTTGATGAAGATATTGATTTAGATGATGACATCTTTGATGATGATATTGAAATGACTGATGAAATCGACATTCAACATATACAAAACAATAATCCGTAATACATTTATACAAAGGAAAATACGATGGATATCCAAGCACTCCGCAAAATGCGCAACTCAGACTTTGGTGCAATCTCTAATGCATTCGAGAAAGTCGCAAACCCCCAAACAGAAACCAAGTCATATGTCGATGATCGCTTTTGGCGATTGGAAGGTGACAAAGCAGGTAATGGCACAGCCACACTTCGCTTTCTTCCACGAGTAGAAGGTGATGAACTCCCATGGGTTCGAATCTTTTCTCATGGCTTCCAAGGTCCAACTGGTAAGTGGTATATTGAAAACTCTCTAACCACTCTTGGTGAGAACGATCCTGTTGGTGAATTAAACACCACTCTTTGGAACTCTGGTTCTGAAGCCAACAAAGAAATCGCTCGCAAGCAAAAGCGTAAACTCTCTTTCATTGCCAATGTTCTGATTGTATCAGACCCAAAGCATCCTGAAAACGAGGGTAAGGTATTCTTGTTTAAATTCGGCAAGAAAATCTTTGACAAGATTATGGACAAGGCTCGTCCAACTTTCGAAGACGAGAAGCCAGTTAATGTCTTTGATTTGTGGGAAGGTGCAAACTTCAAAATGCGTATGCGTAAGAAAGATGGTTACGCCAACTATGATGAGTCAGGTTTCAGCGAACCAGTAGCAGTTTCTGATAATGAAGAAAAACTATTGGCTATCGTAAACGCACAACACAAGTTGTCTGAGTTCACAGATCGTAAAAACTTCAAGTCTTATGATGAGTTGAAAAAGAAACTCAATGAAGTCTTGTCTGGTGATTCTTTTGCAAGCAAGTCTGCTGCAGAGATCGCTGAACAAGAAGATCGTCCAGTAGCATCTGCACCAAAGGTGGCTTCAAAGCCAGCACCAAAGATGCCTGAGATTAACGATGATGACGATGATGTTATGTCTTACTTCGAGAAGATTGCTAAAGAAGATTAATCTTTAGAGTAGAAATTGAAAAGGGATCTTTACGATCCCTTTTTTTATGCGTATTTACTTCGTTGCCAAGAACTAAGAGATGACTCTTGGTTTCTTACTGGTGGTCTAATTAACTCTGTCTTATTGGAAACATTACTTACGCTCGGTGCTATAACTGTATTACCAGCATTACCACTATTATTTCTTGCGACTGCTGCATCAGCATTACGAGCAGACGCTGCAGTAACATTTGATGCATCAACTGGTTGATTAGTTATCAGTCTAGGATCAGTCTTAGCAAACTCTGCTCTTGATGCATTTGCTGCTTCAGGTGTACCTGCACTAGTACCCTGCGGTTTTGCTGCATCACCACCTTCAGATTTTGTGTCACCTTTAAATGGATACCATGGACCGATCTTTAATGGATCATCCTTAAATGGAATCTTAATAGAAACTCCAGGAATGCTAAAATCTTTAAAGAAACCAATAACCTTCCCAGCCATATCTTTAAACATATTAACAACTGGAGCGAAAACATTAGCCAGTGGTTGTACGATATACAAATCGATATTATCAACGATTTTCTGTGGGATTCCACCAAGAGATTCATTTAAAAATGCCCATGCCTTTGCCATTGGTTCAAATATCAGTGCTTTTAAATCTAAACTATCAAATGCCTCTTGAAGAGTTCTAATCGGATGGAAAATTTTATCCATTAAAGAAGAGAATAAATCAGAGAATGTAAATGAATCTAAGAATTTCTCTGCATCATCAAATCCTATTGCACCTAAGATCCAAGAGATACCATCTTTGATCAAATCAAAGAATGACATAAACACGCCATTAATTAATCCAGTGATACCACCTTGTATAGCACCAAAGATACCTTCCTTCTCATAACCTTCCATTGCACCTTTAACAGTGTCGAATAATCCCATAATGATTTGTAGAGGAAATGCTATTTTCGTCACAATTTTAGAAACAACACGGAATACCTTAGCAAAGTCATCAAAATATGCACCAATTCCACTAAAGAAGTCTTTAATTGATCCTACAATTTTCATTATAATACCATCACCACCCAATGCTTTAAATGCATCTTTAAATGGTTCTACAAATCGACTAACAGTATCGCTAATAAATGTGCCAATACCTTTTAACTTTTTACCAATCTCTGATTCTTCAAAGAAAGAAAAATATTTTTTAAATTTAGCAACAGATTCTTCAAAAAAGTTTACAATAGAACTACCAACTTTAGTAATTTTTTGTCTTAATGAGGAAACAACATCTTCAACAAAGGTTACTATTTGTTGAAATTTCTTTTGAATGTTTGCGCCAAAATCATCCACTCCTAAAAATTTGGCAAACCTTTTTATAATTTTACCAATACCCTCAGCAGCTTCCATAAGAAGTTTACCGAAAAACTTCATGGTTTTAATTTGAGAATTAAACAATCCTACTATTGTTCCTAATGCTGCAGCGAGCATTATGCCCCATTTACCGATTGAGCCTAGCCAACTACTGTCATCTTGTTTTTCTTCTTTTTTCTTTTCTAGTTTACCAAAACCACGAGTGTTTTCTTCAATCTTAGCTAATAATCCTGTTTGTGCATCTCGTGCTCTGTTACCTTCAATAGTGTCTTCTAAACCTTTACCTCCACCAGCATCAGACACAGATGTTGGGGTACTCATTATTGCCTTTGTATTGAATTGAACTGCAGTTACCAGTTTTCTAATACCAGAAGTTAAATCTTGTAGAGAACTAATTAGTTCTTGTGCTAAATTACCCATCCCACCACCTGAACTTGATCCTCCTCCGCCACCATAGGATCCAATAGGTCTGCTGTTTGTTTCAACCAGCTGGTTAGATTGTTTTTGAAGTATGAGTTCCATTTATTTGCTCTCTAATCTTTTCTTTTCTTCTTCTAGGTATTCTTTTAACATAAAGACATAAACTTCTCTTTCAAATGGTAACATATTATCAATATCAGCTAATGCATACTTGTGGTATTGCATCAAAGCAAAATTCATTTTATAATGATTAACTAAAGTATCATGGCAAAGGTTTATTAAAAAAAACTTTCCATACCCTCCAAGACAAGTGTGTGGGACTTGTTACATACTGGGCAGTTATAATTAATAGTATGA